CCCTTGACCTAACATAAACTGATAGTTAGGCGCTAAATTAGCGTTTAAGTCCTGATTGCTAAATTGATTAGTAAAATAAGGAAGATTGCCTGTAATGTTACTTAAAGCAGTTGTTCCAACACCTTGATAAGGTGTAAATGCTTGAGAAGCGTTAGCTCCTGTTTGCAAAAGTTGATTTTGAGCAGCAGCTCCAGCATTAGACTGAGTTTGTGCTGCGTTTTGTGCGCCTTGTGCTGATAAATAAGAGCCTACAAGCCCTAATCCACCAGCTACCGCCATTCCTATACCAATTGGCATATTAAACCTCTTTAATCAATATGTTATCTATTTTACTTTCATCTGTTTCATTTGTGCTATGAATACAGTACCAAATGCAATCTTCTAAAGCAATAATTGCGTGATTTACACCTGCAACAATATTTAAACAGCTAGGAGCTTCATAAAAGTCCTCTTTTTCATCTGTTTTAACAATAACTTTACCTTTAGCCAAAATAGATAAATGACTAAATTTATGAGTATGCTGCACTACAAAATGATCTTTAGGCACAAACATTTGCTTGGCATATAACCCATCAGAAAAATGATGCTTAATTTGTGGATCAAAATCAAATTGACCCATATTATCTTGTAGTAATTGATTTAAACTAGACATTGTAATAAGGCACTTTATAAGGTTTACCTTGAACAGTAATATTAATAAATCCAGCAGGATTAGAAGGCAATACTGCTGCACCCTTTGAAGCGTTAGGTGCGCTGCTAAAGTTCAATAAATTCAAGAAATATTGCTGCCATGAACGAGTTGGCATCTTTGTAAAGTCATCTAGCAAAGGGGTATTAGGATAGGGATTGTTCTGAGTTGTTCCCCAAATCTGATTTGCCATTAGTTTTCCCCTCCACTAGCTTTTAAGTTAGCAGACACTATCACAGCCTTGATAGGATCAGATACAGATACTTCAAAAATTCGATCTCTAGCTTGTCCTAATCTGCGCCAAATAGCACGATTCTTGTATTTACCAATCTTTCCGATTGTTACCCAATGTTCGTTTGACCATGTTGAGCCACCATCATTTGACCATCTAAGCATTGCTTGTGGATCTTTGCCTTGCCCTGTGGATAAGCCTACACCTGGCTGAAACTGAATTTGCATTTCTTCAAAATATTGACGTTGCAAATCAGTTACTAAATGAGGACATCTACGCAATCTGCGGATTTCGCCACCATTATCTGTGTAGTTATTAGGATCAACTTCGTAAAGATTGCCATTTTCCCAATCACCTACAAGCACCATATTTTGGAAGTTTGCAGCGCAATTTGAGCGATGACGATGATAAGTGTTGTTTGAATCTACCCAGAGCCATTTGTGCCACATTTGCGTAGCTACGTCATAGCACCATGTTAAATCAATAGTAGGGAAGGAAATTACATAAACTTCGTGTCCTTCTTGCTGATAAGTATATGCAATAGCATCTTCAATATATTGATTAACTAAGCTGTTTTCTACTGCGTGAGTTGAAATACGCTGTGGAAAATATCCATTCATTTGCACAATTTCAGCTTGCCCACGATTGTTTTTGGACAAATAAGCAAAAGAATTCCCTAATCTAGCTACAGAAAACTGAGCAGCAATACCATGCTGAGTTGAACTGCCAGGAATACGCTGAAACGCAAATGGGAATGTACCGACATCTGACCATACCTCAGAAGTTGTTTCGCCTAATAAATAGACTTGCCCGTGATCCACAATGACAGATACAAGATTATCAGGGCCTGTAAACTTGCTGGCGTAAGATAATCCATAAGTTACAGGGGATAGAATGTTAGAAGCAGCCCATTGTTGGGTATTAGGTCTGTTGTAAATAAAGTAGTTATCTACAACATCTACTACGTTTGCGCCTTGAAAAGCTCCATCTGTACTAGGAATAACAGCAAAATTGACTGCGTACATAGTTTCAGAACTAACAGATTGAGTAGGAGTAACTGTATAGTTTCCTGTACCGCCTGTGCCTGTTCCAAATGTCAAATTAAGGGTTAACCCTGATCCTGCGCCTGTAGTGCTTGTAGAAGCTGCATTAGATGGAGTAGAAGTGTAAGCTCCAGCATAAGTCAAAGATAGCCCTGAAACCGCACCAGAGCCGCCTATAGACGTTACTGTGAATGTTGCTGGGCTTTGTCCATAAACACCGCCTAGAACGCTTACAACGTCATTTATAGCGTAGCCTGTGCCTGCTGTAGCGATACTGGCACTTAAAACTGTTCCTGATCCTAATGCGCTTACAAAAGTATTAGGAGTTACTCCTGATCCTACGATTGCTTGGCCTGGGTAAATCTGTCCTGTAAACATATAATTTACAGTCATTTGTGTGCCTGAAATTGAGGCATTGAATGAACCGCCTGAAGCGTTTGCATTAAACGCTCTGCTGCTCAAATTTAAAGAAGTATTGAGCGTATATGTTCCAGCTCCGCCTGTTCCTGAACTTGTAATGATTACGCCTAGACCTGTTCCTAATCCATACAAGGATTGGCCTTGAATAATTCTTCCCTCACGGACTGAAGTAACAGTTAGCGTATTTCCTGATATTGAACCTGTAAACGAACAAGCATCAGGCTGACTTATGCGCCATGTGTAACGATTGTTTCCGTCAACAATATATGCGCTTATTCCGTTGTCTGTAATGCTGACAGGGCCTGTAGTTGTATTGAGGATTCCAACTACATAGGGGGTAAATTCAGAATCTAAAATATAAACGTATTGTCCGCAAACTGCCATTAAATAATTGCCACCTGATAAAGCCCTCATCCCACGAACAGGGTCTTGATTAGCAAATTGAACTAAGGAAGTAAGCCCTGGCGTTGGATAAAGCGCAACTACACCTCTTTCACCCTGAGCTTTTAAAGGGTCAATTTCAGGTCTAAAGTTGATACATTCCTGAGCATCTTGATAGATACTAGGAGCTTCGTAAGATGGGCCTACAAAACCGAAATCAGCCATTATCTGAAGAATCCGCCACTTAAAATCCAACCAGCATCTTTTTGACGTGAAGCTAACATAGCATCAGCAAAACGAGCAGATTGAACAGGTTTCATATTAATCCGTTTAACAGTTGCTTTGCCTTGTGCTGCAAAGCCTGTAATCATTGCTATTTGCGTTGGAGAAGCTTTGCCATACATAGGCATCAATCGTTCTGCTAAACACCATCTGAGAGCCATTGTGTAGCCTTGTGGAAGCACAATCGGATCATAAATAGTTGTATATCCTTGAAACAGATTATCTGTAAAGATGTGCATTTCGCCTTGTGAGGGATTAGGCCATACATAAATGTTACCTAATTGCTCGCTAGGCTGATAGTAAAGAGCTTTAGGCCAAGGGCCATTCAAAGTTTTTAAACCAATCATTTCGTATTCTTCTACAGCTAAAACAGCGATTGGATAATCTAATCCACCGTTATTAATAGGAATACCGTTAGAGTTTGTATTAATACGAACAAAAGCAGAATCAATACTTAATGGGCGCTGATAGTAGCCTGTAATTGTTGTAGAGCTTACAGTTTGACTAATATTGACTGTATATGTTCCAGCTTCGTTGACGTTGTTTCCTGCGCCTGTGAGCATTCCTACAATCTTTGTTCCTGCTGCAATTCCTGTACCACTAAGGGTTTGCCCTACGTTAATTGCGCCTGATGCAATCGCTGTAATTGTTAAAACGCTTCCTGAGATTGATCCTGTAAAGCTTGAATTAATTTGCCCGCCTGGGCCAATCGTATATTGAGTCTGCCCTGGCACAATAGGGAAAACAATTTCATTTTTATAGAAAACCATCATTTCTTCGTTTGACCATTGATCTACAAGATCATTGAGCATATCAAACGCATCCTGAGTCGCTTCAGGAGTTGGAGTTTCGCCAGCTTCTAATGCGCCAATATCTTTTAATGCACGACTAATAATGTCAATAGGAGCTGTCATATTAAATCTCTGGTTTAAAAATCTGTGGCAACCAAGGTGGAATTACTGCTTTTTTGCCCAAATTTGCTAGTTGTTTGTCTAATCCTGATTTTATCGTGCTATTGCCATCTTGAATAGACTCTTGCTCTATCCATTGGGCTACATCCTCTTCAGTAACTTGATCAAAAGGCTTTTTAACGATTTTGTCTGAAAACCACCAATTGCCTTCTGTTTCTACTGAATTTGTTTCGTCATAAGCTGTGACGTGATATTTAGCATGAAGAATAACGCCTTCTTCAGCAGTAATTTCTGTAATTTTCCAAGTATATGTTGTCATGCTGTGTATGTTCCTGAACTTGTAAATTTAATAATGGTGTTTGAACCGCTTGTCGTTACTGTAGGGCTACCAGTTACAGAACCTGTGTAATTAGAGGTAGGAATAGAAAATATAACCACTCCTGAACCGCCATTGCCACCATTGGCATTTCCTACTGTACCGCCGCCACCACCACCACCGCCTGTGTTTGCTGTTCCTGAAACAGAAGCAGAAGTTCCATAAACTGCACCAGCGCCGCCACCTCCGTTGCCACCAGAGCTTCCTGTTCCTCCTGTGCTTACTGAGCCACCACCACCACCAGCATAATAAACGGACGAACCTGTAATAGTGCTTGCTGTTCCTACTCCACCATTACCAGCAGTTGTTCCGCTATATGTATTTCCAGCGCCTCCAGAACCGCCTCCACCCCCGCAAGCATAATCATTTCCACCGCCAGAACCAGTTGCATTACCACCAATATTGCCTTGACCACTTGTGCCAGCCCCAGGGTTTCCTAATCCATAATTACCGCCACCACCTGAACCACCATTATTTGCAGCAGTTGGGCCTGAACCTGCGCCACCCCCACCAGCAATACTTGTCAATCCAAGTGCTACAGAATTATTGCCATTTGCACCAGCACCACTTCCTGATGAAGATCCGCCAGCGCCCACAGTTACAGAATAAACTGTGCTTGGAGTTAATGTAGATGAACCTGAAAGTAATCCTCCAGCACCTCCACCACCACCACCTGATGCTCCTCCAGCAGCGCCTCCAGCTACTATTAAATAGCTAACTGGATAAGTAGCTTGTGCTACAGCTTGCCAAGTAACACCTGTCCAAATTTCAAAAACTGCTAATGTACTATTCCATCCTGATTGACCTACAGTTGGGCTTGATGGCCTACCAGCAGTAGTCCATTGGGCTGGAGTTATGCCATTAGTTCCATCAATAATTACTGTCATACCGCTACCCAAGAAGTTGTTGATTCATCCCATTTGCAAGGCACATCAAGCATTGGTGTTGGCGCTTCCCATGTCCATGTAGATTGATTTAATGTCCAGCTTGGAAAAGGTTGTGGCGCATAAAACACATCATGTGTAGCATCGTATGTATGACCAATTCCAGCGTAATTGCCTCTTAATGGAATGCCACCTAATAAATGTTTCCCACCTTGAGTGTTATAGCTAGTTTGAATCCATGCGCCTGGCGATGAATCCACGAATGTTGTAAAAAACTCAGGTTCAGCAACAATTACTTGTGTTACTTTTCCATCAACTACTTTAGCAAAATGTCCCATAATTAACCCACAATCCAAGTTGTTCCGTTATCAAATACTGGAACAGTTAAAGCACCACCCCCAACAACGGCAGATAAAGATACTGGGGTAAGTGCATTATTAACAAATGCCCTTCTTCCTGCTGTTCCTGCTGTCGGTAATGTGGCTACTGTATAAACTTTCATATTTACTAAACCAGCAAAAGTAGCATTTTGACTTGTATCAATGGTCAAAGCAGTTGTTGTTCCATTGGTTTGGACAACTAATGAGCCTGAAGTATCAGGTGTTACATTAAATGCTGTGCCGCTAGTTGTTCCTACTGATATTGTTGTGGACATTATTCATGCACCTCGTCTGCACCAGCAGTAAATGTTGTTCCGTCAAACATTGTGTAACTTCTCCAGTTTGATAAAGAATTAAATTGTTCTACTTGCGAATCAGTTAAAACATAGGCTTTTAAGGTCAAATTATTCCATTCAGTAGGCATAATTGAAGCATCTGTTCCGTTAGAAACAAGTCTGACTAGGTTTGTGTTATCTGTAGCTACTATCATTATGCAATCCTAAAGGCTGTAATTGTGCAATCTTTACTGTTGCCTGATGCGTTGTAAAGCATAGAAGAACCTGAATAAGTTGTAGCATTTACGCTAATTCTTAGGTTTCCAGCAGGAGTAGCAAGATAGCCTGACAAAACAATAATGTAACTTCCGTTAGCGTTTGGTGCGTTTACACGACAGGAAGCAATAACTGTTGTGCCATCCCATAATTTAACGCTGTAGTTTGAATTGGCGTTACTAGGGTCACGAACAGTTACAGTTCCACTTACAAACCAAGTGCCTGTTGTGCCTTGTGCAACGCTTGGGCCATCAACATAAACGCCATTGGTTAAGCTAACATCAGCACCTAATGAATTGGTAATTGGAGTTGCCGCAGGGTTAAGCTGAGAAGTTAAAGCCATAGTCCCTGTGGAAGCAGGAACAGTAATCGTATTTGTGCCAGCTACTGCTGGAACTGCCAGCGTAACTGCACCGCTTGTATCGCCTGATATAACGATTGAACTCATTAAATAATCACCCATCTTGAACCGCTAGGAACAGTAATTGATGTTCCTGCGGCAGTTGTAAATGGCCCAACGCTTAAAGCATTATCGCCAGTAGGAATTGTATAAGAAGCTGTATTAGTTTTAGCGTTCATTATTAAGCCATTAGATGCTTGAATAGCAGGAGCGGCTAATAATCCTATAGATGGGTTATAAGTATATTTTGTAGAGCTTGTATATTCTGTGCTGATTGATCCGCTTGTTGCGCTAGAAAATACAGGATAACGAGTTGCGTTAGTTGTTGTATCGTCTGTAATGCTTAATCCACCAGCAGCAGCAGCCCATGTAGGAACACCAGCAGCTAAAGTTAATACATAACCGTTAGTACCAGCAGCAAGGAAAGTGGTTGCACCTGATCCAGTTTGATAAGGAACACTACCGTTAGCACCGCCAGATAAGTTTGTTGCTGTTGTTGCGCTAGTTGCAGAAGTCGCTGTAGCTGCGTTTCCACCAATTGAAAGACTTGATGCAGTACCTGTAAGACCTGTTCCTGCGCCACTAAATACTGATGCTGTAAGCGTTCCTGTACTTGGGTTGTACTGATATTTAGTCGAGCTTGTATATTCAGTCGTAACTGAACCAGAAGTTGCATTAGCGAATAAAGGATAACGAGTTGCATTAGTAGTAGTATCGTCACTTAGAGATACGCTACCAGCAGGAGTTGTCCAAGTTGGTGCAGATGTCCCATTACTGGTGAAAACTTGTCCCGTTGTTCCAGCAGAAACAAACGATGTTGCACCTGATCCTGATTGATAAGGAACATATCCTGCGCCACCACTAGCTAAATTCGTTGCAGTTGTTGCTGTGCTTGCAGATCCTACAGACAATGTGCTTTGAGCAACATATTGCGGTGCAGATGCACCAGCAGTTAATACATAGTTTGTAGTGCCAAGGCTTAGGAAAGTCGTAGCGCCTGATCCTGAGTTATAAGCAATAGCTCCTGCTGATCCACCAGCAATATTAGTTGCAGTTGTAGCACTAGCTACTGCTCCGCTTATGATTGATCCTAAAATAGATGTAATCCAGCTAGGATTTGAGTAGCTTCCTGTTGTATATACACCATTTGTGACTGTTGCAGCGTTGCCTGATATGCTGATGCCCCATGTGCCACTTGCGCCTGTTCCTGTAGTGCTAGGAGCGCCAATAGTGTTATAGGAAATAGTCTGAGCAGCAGATCCGTTAAATGTTGTTCCTGAAGCTGCGCCTGATCCACTATTATTAAAAGTTGCGCTATTTGTAACTGATCCTGCGCTTGTTGCAGATGTTGCAGTTGCAGCATTTCCACCAATACTTAATCCTGATGCTGTTCCTGTAAGCCCGCTACCTGATCCACTAAAAGAAGAAGTAGCAGTAATAGTAGTACCAGTAATTGCGGCAGCAGTAGAAGCTCCAATAGTTGTACCATTGATTGAGCCTCCTGTTATTGCTACGCTGTTGGCATTTTGCGTTGACATTGTGCCAAGTCCTGACACTTGCGTGTTGGAAATTGCAATAGATGTGCTTGTAACGCTTGTAATCTGTCCTTGAGCGTTTACTGCAAATACAGGAACTGCGCTTGCAGATCCGTATGTAGCTGCTGTTACGCCTGTGTTTGTAATGCTAAAAGTGTTCGATGCCAGCGTTAAACCTGTGCCTGCAAAATAAGTATTTACGCTTGAAAACTGCACCCAAGGCATAGCTGTAACATTAATAGTCCCAGTTTGGGATGCTGTACATACCCACGCTGTGTCTGCTTGAGAACCATTTAATATAACTGTATAAGCGCCTGGAACTTCTGACCATACATCCATGTCAGTTGAACGAGTCCATGCGCTTGCAGATGCAATATAAATGCCGTTAAATTGGCTAGATGACTGGTTTTTGACTAGAACACGATCACCAGCTAGTGTTGTATAGCCGTCAATCGTTTGAAGCCCTGAGAGCGTTATATTGCTTAATGTAGCAACTTGACAAGCAGCTTTAGGGCCTAATCCCTGCGCTACAGTATCAACATAAAACTTGTTAGCAATATCAGTATTACTGCTAGGTGTAGAGCTAATTTGTCCTGTTGTCGCTGATACATTTGTAAAAACACCTGTAGATGGAGTTGTAGCACCAATCGTAGTGCTATCAATCGTACTGTTGGTAATAGTTAACCCTGATTGAACAGGGTTTGTAGTAGCGTAAAAAGGCTGACCTTGACCTATAAAGGTTTGAAAATTACCTTGTAGGTCAAAATATGCCTGAACAGGCAGGAGATTCTGCGTTACAGAATCATTAATTCCAGCCATAATCTACCCTTAGTAGGCGATACAGTTAACTAGAACTACATCTCCAGCGGACATATTAGCAGCAAGACCAGTTGTAACAGAATAGCTAGTAAATGTAACTGAAGTTGCGGTGCTTCCTGTCAGTTGCAAAAATAGGGTAGCTCCTCCAGTTACATCAGCAGCAAAAGCCAACCAACCATTAGGCGCTGTAGGAAGGGTAATAGTTCCACTTGCTGCG